GCCCTTGTGCTTCTCCGCATATGGCAAACTCAGCAGAACCTTGCCAAACCTACGCTGTTGTCTGCGCACCTCTTCAAGCGTAGGCGACACAACTTTACCCGCTGTCGTGAAGTGGTCAGAGTTACGCGCATCCATGTCACCCTCGTTCACCATCGAGAACGACATAGGTGGCACAAGTATCTGGCCCTCATTCAACGAGTATTGCGAGTAGCAGAAGTGCGGCATGGGTGGGTCATCCCAGATGTGATAGCCCACCTCGTCTGCCCATGTGTCTGGCGTCCACTCAAAGCCGTCTGCAAAGTAGCCCAACTTGGTGCCGTGGTGACGCAACAACTCCATGCGATGCTTCTCGTCCCACTCAATCCACATGTTGCGGAAAGGTGGGACAGCCAACTCGCACATGTCCACGAGTGCCTTGGGCTTGCAGAAACTGGCAAGCACTGCATGCTCAAGCAAACTGTTGCAGACGGTGAACTTCTGCGTACCAATCAAACCTTGCTGACACATCCTGCGTGACGCTTCGGAATACTTGTGCGACTGATACATGGAGATGCCCTTGCGCGGTTGCGCAAGAGCGGCCATCACGGTGTTGAATAAATCACTCATGTGTCTTCCTCCACGTGGAAATGCACGCCGTAACTGTCTGGCGCACGTTGATCCTCGTCCCAAATGTAGTCCTCAGTTGCCACGCGGATTGCGTCCTCGCGGTCTTTGGCTTCCAGATAGAACACGTTCGTTTGAATAACCTCGACACGATACTTCATGGCTTGCGCTCGTCTGTGTCGATGCGACCGTCCACACTGATGAAGCGGTTGCGCTTGTCATACGGATCGTGGTGCATGAAACTTTCTTGCAACAAGATGCTCAGACCCTTGCGGAAATGCTCCACTGCCATGTTGCCCTTGTACTGCAAGCCAGCACCCTCGCAGACGTCAGCCGTGTACCGTGCCACCACCGCAAGCAGTCTGTCCCACTCGTCACGTGAGTAACCTGCGTAGTTTTTCTGCGGCTTGTCTGGCGTCGGCAACTCACGACAGTCGAGCAACAACTGATCGACCTTCGCCTTGCTCAACGCACTTGGCGTTTGAATTGCAGGGAACTTTCGTGCATAGTCTGCCGCAGACGTGACAGGCTTTGGTGAGTAGGTCTTCGTCTTGCGGGTGGAAGGTTGCCGCCTTCCACTCGCAAACAAGTCAGGCGTCTGCACTGGCTTGGGCTTTGGCTCGGTGCTGTAGTCAGCAAGTTTGGTCTTCACAAGTTTGTCGGTTACTTTGGTTGCGTCAGTCATAACGCTCTCCTCTCGTTGTTTTGGTTCTGAAAAATCCCTCATGCTCTGGGTGCAGGTGCATGAAGTAACGTGCGTAGTAGGCACGGTGATTGTTGGACAGTTTGAACTCGCCCATGTCTTGCGTCTCGATGTCTGTGTGCCACCGAATGCGCTCGAATATTGAGTTGATCGAGTATTTGTCATATCCACGCTTGATCACGTCGAATGTGAACTTCTCGACCAACTCATACACGTGCGGGTTTTCCTTGTGGAACTGCCACCATTTGCGCTTCAAGCAGTCAGCCATGACGGAACACTCGCATTAGTCCACTTGTGCAGGTGCTGTTTGGCATCTGCATAGTAGCGGCGGTAACTCTCCACATGGCAGGACACCTTGCCCTTCCACGTGTCGTAGTCCACCTTGTACTCCACTGGCATGCACCGTGGCGGGTTGCGCCATCCGTTGTCTGGCATGACCGAGTGCATCGCAACGGACAGGGTCGGCAACAACAGCGTTGACTTGTGCTGTGTGCCGAACCGTGTCTCATGCTCTGCCGCACACGCGAGGGCATGTTCCCATGCCCACGCGTAATGCTCCTTGCTTTGCCCAACCCACTTGGTCATGGGGTGATGCTCGTATGCAGACGCATAGCCGCCGTCGAAACCATGCTGACGTGCCGCAGTCGACATCATCTGGCATGCCTCGACAAGCATCTTGCCAACGTGTTTGTCGGCAAGGTCACGCGCCGCTTGCTTCGGGCAGTCGTTCAAGAAAAACAAGTTCATTGTGGCTTCCTCATCCATACGATTTGCAGGTGGCCGATGCGCAGAAGCACCACTGGCTTTCGCTTCCATGCTTTGCGACCACGTTTCTTCGGGGTTGTGTTTTGAGTTTTCATCTGTCGATCTCCTCACATATTCGCCTGATCTCAGGCAGGTTGTTGGCACGGACGCCCCGTGCTTTGGCTTCCTGTGCAACACGTATCCAGAATGCGTAGTTGCATCCCATGCTTGGCCACAGGTGGAACCAAGTCTTGTGAACTCTGACACGTGTCTCGCCTCGCTTACGCGGACGCATGCAGTTTGCTGTTGTCCACCACGAACCGCTCACCCATGAGTGTGCGTGCCATGATGTCCAGAGCAGACCCTGCAAGGTCTTCAACGCTGTCGACGACAACGAACTTGGGATAGAACTGCGACACAGCGTTATCGCAGATGCCGATGCCCATCACGTCAACGTCTGCGGCCTCAATGTCTGCAATCACAGAACGCAGGTGGTCTTGCAGGTGATGGAACCCAAAGTCGCCAGACGTGCGTGGACGTCCGTCGCTGAACACCATCAGCACCTTGCGCTTCTCACTACGCTTGCGCAGACGGTCGAACGCGTGCTGAACAGCCTCGCTGTCACCGTTGTCACCGCCAGACATGTGCGTGATCGTGGACAACGCACCCTTGGCTTCGTTCAAACGCTCTTGAAAGTCCTTGAACACATACATGTCGAGCGGATCAAAGCGTGAGTACATGCGGCCCTCGGTACGTTGCGGACGCGGCACGCTGTCAATCCAACCAGAACGGTTGTTGAAACCAAGCACCTCGTACTGGATGCCAGTGCGGTCGATGGCCTCACACATGGCAATGACTGCTTGCATGGCAAGATGCACCTTGTGGCCGCTCATCGAACCCGAAAGGTCAATCAGCATCGACAGCGCAGTGTCCATTTCCAAGCGATCATCACGCATCTTGAACACGTTCGGCTTGGCCGCATACGCAGACGCCAGACGACGACTGTCGAGGCGACCATGCTCACGACCGTAGTCCCAGTCACGCTGTTGCTTGGCCATCAACGCACGCTCCAACTTGCGGCGCATGATGTTGGTCAGCCCTGCGGTTGCTTCAAGCGTGTTGTTGTAGTCTTGCGCATCACCTCTGGCCATGTGGCGACCCATGGTTGCGCGGCCATACTTGCGTGATTTGTCTGTGCGGTGGTGCCACTTGTCATGCGCAGTCGATAGCGCACGGTAGGACGAGCCACCTGCATTGAGCAGACCACCCTCGTCTGTGGCACGGTTGACGGCTTGGTCGAAACCGAAATTCTCGTACACCTCTGGTGCTTGGTCAGGCGATCCGTCGCCTACACCTCCACCTGCACGCCCTCCTTCTTCGGTTCCGTCGTCTCCTTGGTTGCGATTGCGTGGGGCATCGCTCCCATCACGTGAAGCATCTCCATCGCTTGGCCCCATAGGTGAGCCGCCTTGCTGTGTTCCGTCACCAGTCGCATCTCCAGTGCCGCTCCCGTTCTGAGCATTGCCTTGACCGTCAGAACCCTGACCGTCTCCTGATTGTGGTTGCGTTGGTGTATCACGATGTTCTCCTGTGTTAAGTTGACGTTCGACCTCACGCGCAAGAGCGATGACGTCACGAGTGTTCTGGCATCCGTCGAGGGCATCGACCCAACGACCGAGCGCAGAGCGCAGACCATCATCGAGTAGGTCGAGGCAACGCTGACACGTGGTGTCACCCTCGTAGTTCTTGCGGCCCTCCCATGTGAGTGCCACAGCACTGACGAACTTGTCGTCTTTCAGACGTGGATCACCCGCAGGAACCTCGCGCAGGAACTCGTCGTTCACAGCAGTGGCAGTGGCGACAAGGTTACGCTCCGCACCCGGATACTCGTCGCGAACACGGCGTTCGAGCCAGACGTCTTCGAGAGCGTTGTGAACTGCACGCAAGAGCGTGTTGCCCTGCATCTCACACTCACGATAGAGCGTCTGAATTGCTGGCATGTCCGAGTGACGGACATGACCTGCTTCGTGGTCAACGTAACCGCGAATGATGTCCGCTTGGCCATCAGTCACGTCACCGTTGAGGTCAATCGAGGGCAAGATGATGTTCGTGCCATCGGTTGCGGCTTGGTCGCCTTGGAACACCACGCGGACGTCTTTCTTGCGACCGAATACTGTGGATGTCTGGCTGACTTCGTGTGTGAATAGTTCGCCTTTCATGCGAGCCTCCCTTAGTTGAATACACGGTTGACGATGCCCTTGAGGACAGCGCGGTCTTGCACAGACGCACGGTCAAGCACGGTCATTTCGACCGCTTGCTCAATGGCTTTGGATTGCTTGGACGATGGGAACACCTGCAAGAACATCGTGAGTGATGCGGCAAGGTCGATGTAACCACGTGGCGTGATGGGTTGCATGACCTTGGACGTCTTGAATGCCTCGATGTGTTCGGTCACGTACTTGTTGATCTTGGCGACCATGTCCTTGGCAAGCGAAGGCACGCGTGTCTCAATCAACTTGGCACGCTCACGCTCATTGAGGTAGTCGACATGCGCCCACACGGTGAAGCGATCAAGCATGGCCATGGATTGCGGACGCGCACCTTGGTACATGCCGAACTCGTCACCCTGTCCGACGGTGTTGCCAGTCGCGAACATGCGGAACATGCCGTGTGGCTTGACGATGCGACCGCCATCCTCGGTCAGCATCAAGCCGTTGCCCTCGAACATGCGTTGCATCACATACGCCACGTCTGGCCGCACGAAGTCCAACTCGTCGAAGCACCCGATGTATGGGCCAGACATCATCTGCGGCAAGATACCGTCGACGAACTTGGACACAGTCGTGCCGCTCTCCTGCACAAGCGTGTCACGTCCGATCAAGTCCATGCGAGTGATCTCGCTGTCGAAGTTGACGCGCATGAATGGCCAGAACAGATGCGCCGCCACTTGCTCCACGTGCGTGGTCTTGCCTGTGCCAGAGTGACCGTGCAGATACGTGCGCTTGTTGGTCAACAACGCATACAAGATACGCATGAGGACGGTGCCTTGGAACTGGTAGTCGGTGTCAATCGCAGGAACGTGCGGATGCGGTGCGTCCCACTCCCACACTGGCACCTCGAAGTCGAACGACTGCGCGGCCACGCCCTTGATGTTGAACACGTCCTTGGCTTTGCGCGTGATCACACGACCGTTGGGGATGTCGGTCGAGGTCGATGTCTCCGTCACCTGCGGGATGATCGCACGAGATGCGGCGACTGCCTGCGCCGTGGCGTCGTTGAGTTCGCCAATCAGCGTCGCAATCGTGGGCAGACCCGCTTGCTTGAGGGCAAGGTCAACCAACTGCGTGTCGGCAGGAACATCGTACACAGACGTGGACGGCGATGTTGTCGGTGCAGACGTGCCATCGAGTTCGTCACACACCTGCTTGATCACGTCCTGCACTGGCTGTGACAGGCTTACGATGTCAGGCACTGGGCTGTCGTCACGAGCGCGAAGCATCTGAGCGAGTGCGTCGATGGGTTTGTCCTCGTGCATGACGGCTTTCATGCAAGCGAGAACGTCCACGCTGTCGTGTCCGTGGTGGTTCGCGCATGCGTCGTGAATGTCGATGCGGTCTTGTAGGCCGAATGAGTGTGCCATGGGCGTCTCCGTGTTGTTGGTGAGTATGCGTTCGCGTAGTCCAGACGTGGTGTACTGCGGACGTCCGAAGACGTAGCCGCACTTGGCCGTCGACGATGCGACGCCTTGCGTGTCTGGATGTTCGATTGCGTCAAGCACATCGGTGGCGTTGATGTCGCCGTTGATGAGCGCGATGAGCGTGTCCTCATCGAGGTTGTCACGCAAGCCAGACATGGTCGGGCGTGGTGTGACTTGGTTGCTGTCGTCGCCCACGAGCGGTGATGCGCTGAACGTGTTGCGGATCGTGTCGTTGCCGACGTGCGAGAGTGCGGTGGTAGCAAGTTCACGCAAGCGTTTTCTACGCTCGGTGAAGTCGTTGATGCGCAAGGCATCAAGCAATGATTGGTTCGCCATTGCATGCGTCTCCTTCTAGGTCAAGTTCAAGTTCTGGGTCAGCCGACGGACTGCCCATCGTATAACTACCTTCGGTATATTGCGCGTACCTCCGCGTAGCAGAATAACACCCACAGGTGTGTGTATAACCTGCAATACACCAACAGGTCAACACCCTTGGGTGTTCTTTTGCGTTCCGCAGAAGTCTTTGTGCGCGTGAAGGCATAGAAAAACGCCGCAAGCGTTGCCGCCTGCGACGTCGTCGCCAGTCTGCGATGAAGGTCATGCTTCGTACTCGATTTGCCGCAAGTCCCAGTTCCAATACTCGTCGTCGCGGTCGCCTTCGTAGACTTGCGACTTCATGAAGTTCATCTCGTCTTCGGTCTTGCACAGGTACACGTCGATGCCGTGCTTGGTCTCGTGCGTGACCACATGCAGGTTGATGGTAAGTTTCATGCTCATGTGTTCCTCCTATGCGAGCGTGCGTAAGATGTTCTCGGCTTCGTCACGTGTGCGACACGTGAACTCGATGTAGCCGTCGAGGATGTTGCGGATCGCGTAGCCGCGTCTGTGCGCGATGATCTGGTACTTCACGGCTAGTCCCTCCATGGCATGAGGATGCACTCGCCATGGATGCGTTCGCCCGTGTAGGTGACGAACGTCTCCCCGCACCCGCTGACCCAGTTGATCAGCACCCATGCGAGGAAGAAGGCGAAGATGATCACGCCTGCGAGCGAGGCGATGATTTCGACGATGCGAACGCGTGTGGCGTTGTCGTCGTAGCGGCGGCGTCGTGTTCGTGTTTGCATGTGCGTGTCTCCTTTTCGATGGCACAAAAAAAAGCCCCACACGCGTGAGCGTGTGAGGCTTGATCAGGTGTGTGTGTATGCGTTAGCCGCGAGCGCGAGCGAAGGCGTTCAGGAACGCGGCTTGAGCCGTCTCGTCCATGCTCGCGAGTGCTTGCGCAAGCGCGTTGATGTCGGGTGCGGCGTCCTGCTTCGCAGGTGCGGCCTTGGCTTTGGCCTTGGCCTTCGCAGGCGTAGCCTTCGGCTTGGCAGGCGCGTTAGCGGCCTTGACTGCGGCCCAAGCCTCGCGCTTGGCTTCGCCAACAGCCGCGTATGCCTGCACACGTGCGAGGTCGTTCGCGTCGATGGCTGAAAGCAGGTTGCCCCAACGGACGCGCTTGGACGTGGATGCGCACGCGGCGACGTAGTCGCGCACGGTGGTTTTCGCTTTCGCGGACTTGGCCGCAAGGAACTTGGCGGCGGCTTCGCGGGCAGACATGCGTGTGGTTGCGTTGGTCATGGTGAGTTCTCCTCGTGTGCGCAAGGGTGAAACCCAGCGTGCGCCGCGCACTGCGCAAACGCCGAGCAGGGCAAGCCGAGCGACTTGCCTCGCCCTATAACTACCTTCGGTATTGCACACGTGCGTGTATGCGGGACGACGCCAAAACCGCCTCTGCTGTAACCTGTTGAAATGATTGACAATGGGGTTTATAACCCCATTGTTCGCAAGCGAACGAGGGCATGCGTGGGAATTTTCGCGTACACACGAGGCCAAAACACCCCTACATGGGGTGGAAAACCCCTGCAAAATCAGTCGGTTGCGGCACTCTGTGCCGTGTGTGTGTCACAGACGTCCCTACGCATGTGGGGGGCGGGGGGGTGATCCGCCGCCGGGTCGCGCGCGTTGTATGTCACCTCCCCTACCGCTCAAGAAATCGGAGCAAAAAATGAAAACGTCCGAGGAAGAACGTCTAACAAGGACTACAAAGCGGTGCCAAACGTGCGAAAAAGAATACACAACCAAGCCCAGCAAGCTGGAGCGAAGCAGTTTTTGCTCCATGAAGTGCAGAAAGACAGCGAGTGAAGTGAAAAAGATGAAGGCAGTCATGTCAAACGCAGGAAAGATGGAACTAACTCCAGCGCAATCAGCACAAATCCGTGGCCAAATCGCCAATTATGTAAAAGACCAGATCACAATCGCCAATGAAGTCGTCATGAACGGCAAAGATTGGACGCCAACCCAAGCTCGTGTGTTTGGTATGCTACTAAACAAGGTCGTTCCCGACTTGAACGCCTCATATGTACAACATGAACACCAAGTTAAGAACCTAACAGAGATGACACGCGAAGAACTGGAGGCCATTGCCTCTGGCGCGAAGGTTATCGAAGGGGAGTACACCGAAGATGCTGATTAAGAACCAACAGAAGGACGCAATCCCGTCCACAATCAACCTTGCAGAGTTTGCTCAAGCCATGAAGCAAGTTGATCTGTCCGCAGTCCCCAAAGAGAAGCGCAGTGCCGCCATCTTTGATCACTTCATGACGGTCATGGCCAACAATGTGACGGACACAGAGACCAAATACGAAATCCTGATGAGCCAGCACCTGCGTAGAAAGAATGTCTAACCCAACACCCCGCGAAGTTGCCCGTTATCTTCTTCGTCTGCGCGACGCATCCGAGAGTTTCGAGGGCTTCGTAAAGCTCATGTACCCCGACTGGGAACTTGCCGACTTCCAACTGGAACTGATCGACGCTCTCGACCAGCTTGAGCGCGGCACCCTTGGCTGTAACAATCTCCTGATCACAATGCCGCCTCGCCACGCCAAGTCCACCTTCGGCACAGTCCTCTTTCCATCCTATTTCATGGCGAAGAACCCAAACCGCTACGTGATGTCCTGTTCATATAACAGCCAACTCGCCACAGACTTCGGTAGACAAATCCGTTCGGTCGTAGAAGACAAGGCAATCCCGCAAGCCTTCCCAGACTTCCACCTCTCCACAGACAGCCGCGCCGCAGACGTCTGGCGTACAGAGGAAGGCGGCGCATATTTCGCAGTCGGTATCGGCGGCACTACATCTGGCCGTCCTGCAAACCTCCTCCTCGTCGACGACCCTATCAAAGCTCGCGAAGACGCAGAAAGCATGACCCAGCGCAACAAGACGTGGAACTATTACACCTCCGCTCTCGCCACTCGTCTCCAGCCAGAGGCAGACGGCACGCCCCCCAAGCAAATCGTCATCCTCACACGCTGGCATCCAGACGATCTTGCTGGCAGACTACAGGGAACAGAAGATTGGGCAGAGGGCCGATGGAAACACATCAACTTCCCCGCGATAAAAACAGTCACAACAGGAAAGATTTCACGCCGCCACCTGCCAGAAGATGACCCCCTATACGTCAGCGCAGGCGATCTACCAAACCTGTCGCCCGGTAAACGCTACACTGAGAAGACAGAGGAAGCTCCACTGTGGCCAGCACGCTTCCCTCTTGAAGACCTCAAACGCCGCCAACGCCTCAACCCGCGCGAGTTCGCATCCCTATATCAGCAACAGCCGTACATCGAGGGCGGTAACATCATCAAGACGGAGTGGTGGCAAAAGTATCCAGCCGACCTCTCGCCCGAAAACTTTACAACGCTGATCATCGCGGTCGACACAGCCTTCAAGAAAACAGAGACAGCCGACTTCTCCGTGGCCGTCACTGCTGGCATGGACAGGAACGGCGACATCTACATTGTCGACATCCTACGCGGCAAGTACGACTTCCCAGAACTCAAGCAACGCTTGATCCGCCTCAACACCAAATGGCGCGGACGTGGCCTCCGCGCCATGTACATCGAAGACAAAGCATCAGGCCAATCACTCATCCAAGAACTCAAGCGCGAAAGTGGGATGGCGATCATCCCCTACAAAGTCGTCCACGATAAAGTCGCACGCGTGAACGCCATCCTCCCAATCGTCGAGGGCGGCAGAGTATACCTACCAGAACAATCAGACTGGCTGGACGACTTTATAGATGAGTGCGTAACATTTCCGGGCGGCAACCACGACGACCAAGTCGACGCCGCGACAATGGCTATCGACGTCCTCTCGCGAACGTCTGTCAGCCCAGAAGCGTGGTCACTGCATTCAGATGCAAGCCAATCCCTTAACAACCAAGACATTACCGCCTTTGGTAAGTCACTCAAAACGCGCGTTGGATCAGCCCTCCCCAAATGGACAGGATGGGGTTTGTAAGGGACGACCAACGCCATTGACAAAGGTATTCTCGAACCATGAGTGTAAATGGCCCCAAGACACGTACCACTATCGCATCAGGCTCTGGCTATCGCAGTGCAGATTACACTGCTGGCCCGAACGAAGGTGTAGTCGTCGATCTCTCTGAGTTCGCCGAACAGCTAGTCGCGTATGAAGACATCTCGCATCTCCTGAACGACGAGCAGGAACGCCGCATCGTGGACTACGTGAAGTCTATGGTCGACATGTCCTACTTCAAAATCAGGAAACGCTATGACCACTGGAAAGAAGCCGACCGCGCCCACGACGTCTACGTCCGACCAGACGCGACAGACTTCAGAGAAAAAGCGGTCATCGCAGACACGCGAGCAATCGCGGACACAGTCCTTACCTACCTTATGGCCGCACTTTCTGGCCGTAACCCCATGTTCCAACTGGAAGGACTTAACCGTAAATCCCGTCAATCAAGCCTTATACTGGAACGTGTTCTTCACCAGCAAATGCGCCGAACAGCAGGCGAAGCTCGCCTTGCACAGCTATTACTGGACAGCATACGCTATGGCTTCGCTCCGACGAAGATCGTCTGGGACGCCAAGTCAAACCAGAACCAAGTCGTAAACTTCGACCCACGCCGTTGCTTCCCTGACCCCCGCGTAAACTGGGGCGACTGGGACA